GAGTGCATCATATTGATATTTAGATCCATACCAATACTTCATTTGCTGGTTTCCGTTTTGGTTAATCAGCTTATTTGCAACTACTTCGGACGGTGTACTTGGAATTCCAAGCGCCGACCTGTTTACTCGCAAAACACCCGAACTATCGACTGTAATCGTTGAGTTATCCGGTCGCACCACACCAGCCTGTCCACTAGTTGCAGTCTTTGCTTTCATCACACCATTTGACACTTCTGTCGTCTGATTATCCGGTCTGACGATACCGTTTGAGTTTGATGTAGCTACTGATATAGCTGTTTGCGGTGTTGTAAATGTTCGTTTCAAAGTGGACACAGGAACTTTCTTTAATCCTGCTCCACTATGGACTAGCACCACATCTCCGTCTGAGACGTTGGATAACGTTGGCAAATCAGTAGCCTTTCTAACTTGGTTACTCATAATTACCATTCATCTATTCCTCCCTTTCTACTATTTGGTATTTCCAATCCGCTACGACTAAATTGTTATTTTCGTCCCCTAGCAATACATCATCATTGTCTTCAGCTTTGATTGGTATATAGAACGCATTCTGTAACACCATTTCTTCTAGCAATGACAATCGTTGTTCTTGCTCATTAACTTCTCTTTTAGTCGCTTCATGGTCTGTATAACTGGCTTGCCTTACGTTGTCTACGTCACCTAGTCCCACTTGTTGTTTCGTAACATTGTGTGGGTTGTTTCGGTTGTTGATGTGAGCAGATAGGTCAACTTTTTCAGCCTTGCTTCTGGTGAACTCGTCAATCTTTTCAGGCAGACCGTCTATGTCTGCAACCTTATGCCTGTGACTTAAGTCGGCTTTGTTTTCCCACCGTTGCGCATCTTCAGCGCCGATGATATCTCTTGACCTCCAAATTTTAGCCATCTGTTAGCACCTCCAGTCTATATTTGAATCGTGTCGTTGTTTCAATCGGAACGTATACATCAATAACAGACTGAGGCGCATTTGAATCATCTAACAACTCAATCTTATTGATTTCTTTTATTGAGTCTGGTACCAAGAAATCAATAAGGACAAAATGCTGCTCTCGTTGCTTCTGTATCGTCACAATCTGATTGTCATTCAATCTTGCTTTGTTGATTTTAGCTAGTACGGTTTCTGTAACTGTATTTAGTAACGTTTCTTTAATCATTGAATAAAACCTCCTCTTGTGGCCCTTCGTATTCAAAAGGTGTCACTCCTACAACTGCATAACCTGCTCTAGCGAAATCTACCGAAGTCTTGAATAACCGTTCTTTCAGCTTGACTCGTTCAGTTACTGTCGGGATATGTGTATAGCCCATATTTGCTGGTTTGATTGCATTGACAAAAATGACCGATTCTCTGAAAAGTCCGCTAGTTTCTGCTCCAGACTCAATCAGTAAGACCTGATTAGCAAAATCTACTGAAGCCTTGTACTTTCCTTTTCCGAAAAGGTCGTCTAATTTGCGAATTAAAAACCACCATGAAAATGGTGGTCTCATATTGATCCGCAGTAAAACACGCTCTCTTCTCCAGTCTAACGTATCGTCGGCGTGAGCAACAATACCGTAGACTTCTTCAAATTTTGTTAAGGTAGGAACGTCACAATACATAATAAACTGGTTCTTGATGAACTGCTCTAATGAGACAGTCCCGTCTTTAAACAGAGCGTTTTCAACTCGAACCAGTTCTTTCATATCCTTGACGCCCTCGTAGTAATCTGGAACGTATTCAGATAAGTTTACCTCTTTTACCATTAAACTGTCCTCACTGTTCCTTTATACGGCAATTGTTGTAATTGTCCTGTAAAAACAAGTGCTAAATCAGCTTCACGGTTATTCAATTTCATCTTATCAACGTTTGCGATACCTGTAATGGTCAGTAACTTAGCCATTAACTGCGAGCGATAGATTTTCATACTGTAGGTATTGACATCTGAGTATTGCGCCCAGTTCTTTCTCAAGTCCAAGAAATACTGGTCTAGAGCCTTGTCTACCAGTTCTTTTACTTGATTTAGCTGATATCCTGTCATCAACTCAAGTTTAAACTCAATATCAATCGGGAAGCGTGTCGCGGTCGTAACCGTCACACGATGATTGATAGGAGCAAGTCCAACTCCTTTTCCAGTGTATTCTAGTGGATCCAGAACATTTTGCACCTTCTTAATTGTCTCGGTAGATGCCAAGTTTAAGTCGTTGTCTAAAACAACCACTTTAACCGTTCCTGAGCCATTCCAAACTGGATAAACCTGAACTGCGCCAACACCGTCAATTTCCCGGACACGCTGAACGTACTCAATGAAGTTACCGCCAAACGGCTTCTCATTGACGTAAATCAAGAAACGCTTCCGCAATTCATCGTCAGTTTCTTCATCTTGGCCAGATGTAACGATTTCCCCTAAGACAGCAGTGGCGAGGTTTCTGTAGTTCTCCAAGGGTAAGATATTGCCGTAGTAGCGGTTTCCGACAACGCCAGTCGTCTCACACTCTACTTCATACTTACCAGCTACATTAGTTGCACGAACTACCTTGTAGATGAGTGCAACATCGTCAATTGTCGCAAAACGAGAACCTAAAGCGATTTGTACGCCTTCTTTTCTCTCATTTTTAAACTCCGCAAAGCGTACCGCTTTTTTTGACGGATAACGATGTAGACCGAACTCTTCAACCTTGTAGTCTAGGTATTGGCCAATAGCAGTCTGTGGAAATGTATCTAGCAGTAGATTTTTTAACTGCAAATAAAAACCAGCTAACTCATAACAAGCAGGCGCTAATGCGTCATAGATGATAGAACCTTCCCGTGTGTCAATATTTTCATTGACACGAGAAAGAGCGTCATTCATCAGATAATCAAACGTATATTTTTCTAAGAAATCACCTATCATTAATCAGCGTCACCTCCTTTTCAACTTTAAATAAACCGGATATTGTATGAACTTCAAAGACACAAAGTAAGCTGTCCTTGGTTTGTTGCTCGATGAAGAAATTTTGGACACTTTTAATTCTTGTATCAACTAACAAGGCTTGAGAAATTGTTCTCTCAAGGTCAGCTTTTACAAAATCATAAGGTTTTCCAATCAAGCGCTCTAATTCTACTCCGTAGTTCGAAGAGTAAATAACCCACTCAAACCGTTCTGTAAGCAAAATCTTTTCAACTGCCTGCCTCATGGCTTCTAAGCCGTCAATATATCCGTGTATTCTGCCATTTTTCACTTGATAAGTGTAGGATGGCAAAACAACTTCTTCAATGTTTCGTATATCTACCATCTTCACTCCATCCTTTGTAAAACGTAGTATAATTGCCCATTCTGGGCTTTAATCATTAAGACTTTGTCTCCTGCTTCAAGATCACGAAAAACAATCCATCTCTTGTTGTCCCCTTCAGTATCTCCAGTGCGTAGTTCTTTAACCATCGGGCTTAGGACTAAAAAGGACTCAGGGATTTCAAGTTTATTATTAACCTTGATTGTTAAAGGAGAAACGGATGTGACAGAACCGAAAACAATGTCTGTTCTGTCTGTTCCATCATCTACTCCTTGCGCCAAAAGGCGTGCTAATAACTCTCCTGCCATTATTCCAGCGTCCTCAATTCTAAATCCATTGTATGCACCTTGTTCCACTTGTGGGTACATTTAGAGATGATGCCAAGACTGTTCTTCTTAATCCCTTCAGACTCTAAATCAGCAAAATCCAGTACAACACTGTTGCCTGCACTGATTCCAAGATGTCCTAGACAAGGAACTTTAAAAGTCTTTTTAGGATGATTTTTAGCTTTCAATAAGAGTTCAGCCTTTTGTTGAATCTGACTCTCATTCATCTTTTCATCCACTTTTTCGTGGTACTGCAACTTGCCCCAAAGAGCGACATTTTTAGAGTCTTTCACGACGTACACTTCACGCTTTTTACTCTCCTTGTTGTCTTTAGTCAGTTTCACATAATTGTAACTATCATCGATAGAGCCTTCATAGTCAAAATCTGTAGCCACGCTATCATCGCCAATCACTAAGTCAGTAATCAGCGAATTTAAGGCTATATGCTCGACTGTACCAAAGTTATCTCTAATGATGTACCACATACCACCATGAATCAACGTTAAGTCCAAAGCGTTCTGGATCATCGCAAAATAGGTTTTCTTATCTTCGATTTTCTCAGGACACGTCCAGTTACCTTCATCAACAACTTTGTACTCAAGTTCTGATATTTCACAAATCTTACTAAAAATTTCATGACTTTTAGAGGCTTCAAACACGATTGTGTCAGTGTTTTTCAGATACCTCATTCTGTCGTAAGCAGTAACCGACCATTTCTTGGCTGATTTTCGCTTTTTCTTGAAAACTTTTCCGTAAAAAATGCCCTTATCATCTACTTTGAAGCGAATAACATCCCCAAAGTTACAAGCAACCTGCGAGTCTATAATCATATCAAACTCAAGTTTTCCCGGCTGAAAATCAATACTGGTTTCCCATTTGACACCTCCGACTAACTCAGTGATATCAAAGACTTTACCGTCATTCACATCTTGAATCAGAAATTCCATCATAGGACTTGCACCGAATCAGCAGTAACCCAACCACGCCAACCGCCATCAAGCATGGTAACGTGATAAGGATGCGACCCTTTCATATTGATATAATTGACAAGCCTAGTTGCGTTTGACTCAGTTTGACCAGGCCCTTCTCCATAACTATCTCTATGAAGTTGCCCATTGACGAGTACCTTTGCGCCGATAGTCACCTCTTTCTTAGTTGAGGGAGCTTGTTCTTTCTGAGGTTGACTAGCTTTCTTCTCTTCTGATACCTTCTTCTCGATTTTTACAAACCGAGCCTTGGCCATCTTGTACTCTTTGAAAGTGATGTCGTAGTAAACATCCTCATGAATACCAGCTTTTCTTTGTTGTTCAAAACTCTCAACTGTCGCAAGCATATTGATACCCACGCCAGAGATAATCAAGCGACAAGGTTCTTTGCCGTCCATGATTTTCTTTAAGAGTCGGACATAGGTTTCAGGCGTCCCTGATTTATTCAGAACATAAGAGCGGAAAGTGTCTCTCGGGAAGAACGAAGTGAAAGTAACCTCAGAGAGTTTAGGAAAACTCATCTGGGTTATTTCTCCTAGCGCAATACTCGTTGTTGACTCGTTATTTGCGCTATTCTTCGTTTTCAGTTCTTCTGGATTGACAGGAAGTTGT